TAAATTTGCAAAGTTTAAATTTTAATTGTATATTTGTGGTATGACATTCATTATAGGATTTGTATTAGGTGCTGTAGCAGCACACTGGTACTACAACAAAAACAAGGACAATGATGGAAACCATTATGTGTAGCATTGCTATACTTAATAGTATAGTCATCATTAGTTTAATCATTTATTATTTCACAACTTATAAAAAGAACAACAATGGAAAACCAAACTGAACAAACACAACCCTCAAGAGAGCAGATCATTGAGTGGTACAAGGCTGAGATTGAATTAGCAAGTCTTAGAGCAGAGTTGTCTAAGCTACAAAGAGATGCTGCTGTTAATGAAGCAGAGAGACTTAATGCTATTGGGGCAATTGCACAAATGACCCAGCCACAAGAAGAGAGTGCAAAGCCTGAGGCTAAAACAAGAACTCTTAAGAGAGATGCACCATTAGAAGAAGTACATTAATGGATATTAACAAACTCACTAGAAAGATCAGATTGGATTCTGCTCATAGTGCTATTAAGTATCAATTGGTGACTGAGTTGGTATTCCTGCGTAAGCTGAATATCATTGACTCAGATCTCACTTATTTGACCTTATTAGTGGAGTGGGGTCCCCTCCCTTTAAAAGAGTTTTGTAATAAAGTGGTGGTGCACCTATTTGGCAGCTCAGCCACTGATGACATTAATAAATACCCAGTCAGAGTGCAGACTGTAAGAAATAGATTGGGCATTCTTGAAAAGAGAGGTCTTGTGGTCAAGGATGGCAAGGGCAAAAAGATGATTGCTTTTACATCTGCAGTTCCAGTACAGAAGACAGGCAATATTTTATTGGATTATAATTTCCTTTATATTGAAACCAAAGAAAACAAAACAACTAATACCAGAGTTAGCGAAGAAGTTGCAACTCTCTGAGAAAGAGATTGAATCTGTATTAGATGTATACTGGAGTAAGGTTAGAAAAACACTTAGTTCCCTTGAGTATACACATGTTAATCTCAAGGGACTAGGTACCTTCTATATGAAACCTTGGATGGTAGATAAGAAGATTAGAATGAATGATTGTATTATAGATAGGTATACACAGAATCCAACTGCCAGTGGACTATCTATAATAAATGATTTATCTAAAGACAACCTAAAACTAAAAATGTCTAAAGAAGAATTAGAAAAACAATCCACTAAAAAGAAAGAGATTAAAGATGAAAGACGTAATCAAAATTTGGAAGGAGAGGAACAAGATTCTTGAAGGTATTCAGAATAGTATATTCAAGAAAGCTGATGTAGAACACATTGCAGCAGAGAGAATGGAAACATGCTCTATTTGTCCTCACTTAGATACAACAGGTAGTAAATGCATGGTGCCAGGCACAGGTCCATGCTGTGGATTATGTGGATGCTCTTTGTCTTTAAAGACTAGAGCTTTATCTGCAGGTTGTGATGATAAGAGATGGGATGCTGTTTTAACAGAAGATGAACAAGCAATGTTAGATCAGCAGTTGTATGATAATTCAGAAGACAATGATACGATTTGATCCAGATAGACACGCTTATGTTACTGATGACAATGAAGAATACTTAAGTGTAACTAAGTTGTTAAGTAAATATAAGCCAGCATTTGATGCAGAAACTGCTGCAGCAAAAGCTAGTAAGAATAAGAAAAGTAAGTGGTACAAGATGGATCCTGAACAAATCAAACAGGTTTGGAAACAGGAGTCAGAAAGAAGTACAACTCTTGGTAATTGGTATCATGATCAAAGAGAGAAAGATCTTTTAGAATGTGAGACAATATCCTATGAAGAATACACCCTCCCTATTTATACTTGTAAGTATAATACTGATGGGTATAAAACTGCAGGTGATCAGAAGTTAGGAGATGGTGTTTACCCAGAACACTTTATCTATTTACCTTCTATGAAAATTGCAGGGCAGAGTGATAAGGTTACAGTTGCAGGTGGAAGAGTTGATATCTTAGATTATAAAACCAACAAAGAGATAAAGACACAGGGGTTCAAAAATTACGAAGGAGTTACGCAAAAAATGTTATTCCCTGTAAGTCACCTTGATGACTGCAACCTTAATCACTATGCATTACAGTTGTCTATTTATATGTACATTATTCTAAAGCATAATCCAATGCTTAGAGCAGGTAGCCTTACATTACAACATATTATATTTGAAGAAGACTTTGATAAGGATCCTTATGGATATCCTATCTACCTTAGAGATGCAGATGGCAACCCTATTGTTAAAGATGTGATACCATACAAAGTACCTTATCTTAAAGATGAAGTGATTACATTATTAAACCATTATAACCAAACAAAATGAAATTAAAAGGTAAAAGAGTCTTGTTATCAAGACCAGTGTTAGAAAAATCTGCAATTGAATTAACTCCAGAAGTTCAAGCAAGTCTTGATCAAGAAAACATGAAGAAGTGGACACACTTAGAAGTGTTTGCTATTGGTGATCAAGTAACCGACATTAATGTAGGTGATGTAGTTTATCTACCTAAAGGAGCTATTGAACAATGTGATGTTCTAGATGTAGAAGGGGAAGTGAAGTTGATGACAAGTGATTTCCAAATTGCTATTGTATGGTAAAACTATTTGATATTGCAAATGGTGTAGTAGTTCCATCAGAACACTGCTACACCCTTAAAGATCTTAAGGCTATTATGGATAACTATCCAGATAACCATGTAGATGTTTATGCATATATCTTTTATATGACTTGCCCTAATCCAGAATTAAATCCTTTCTTTGATGTTGTAGAACATGAAAAAGAAGATTTAGTGATGCGGCAATTAAACCCTACATTCACCGCAGAAGATGCGGTGATTATTAGAGCTATTACTCTATGTCACAAATTATATGAAACACCAACTCTTAGATCTTACATGGGTATTAAGAAAATGTTGGATAGACTTGCTTACTACATGGAAACAGCACCTATTGAAGCTGGTAGGGATGGTAACATTATGGCTCTTGTTAACACGGCAGCCAAGTTTGAAGACATCAGACAAAGCTTCAAAGGTGCGTACAAAGATCTTATGGAAGAACAACAATCAACTGTCAGAGGAGGACAAAACTTAGCATATGACCAATAAAGACTGCTTGTATGACTGGTTATTTCATTATAACCACTACACAAAATTATGGGCTGCATTTAAAAGAGAAGATAGTAATGAATACTTCTCTAATGCAGATAACCCAAACCTAAAAGTTTATAAGTCTACTAAAGTAGAAACACTTATTGATATCCTTATCAAGTTTGAGTGTGACACAAAGAAGATTGATAAGATTCAACATAACTAATGGATTACTTCATTAAAATACCTACTTATGATGCAGATACCAAACTCTGGCTTCACACGATTTACAATACGAGAGAAGAATTTGTTGAATTCCTCAAATCCATTTTCAAAGAACCTGGACAATATGGATTTGATGAGACAAGTTTCAAATTCAATGAACAGGCTAGACTATTCAATAAAAATAGATTCTACTGTGCAGCACCTCAACGATCCAAAGACTTTATCCATTATTGGGACACAGAAAAAGAAAAGTGTAGAATGGGGGTTATATTCAAGTCTAAAGGCAACACTTGGTACCTTAGTAGAGACTATTACATGTGGCTTAACTTCCTTCCTATCTACAATAAAGAGATTGCTAGGTTTGGATTCCCAGATGTAAGAGATGCTCAGTATCACATGGCCTTGTATGAGGACCTTGCAAAGTATTCATATAAGCATGTAGCTATTCTAAAGAAAAGACAGATTGCTTCTTCTTATTACCATGCAGCCAAGATGATTAATGGCTATTGGTTTGAAGAAGGATGGGTTAATAAGATTGCTGCCTCTCTAAAAGATTATATCAATGAGAAAGGTACATGGCGATTTTTAGATGAGTATAGAAACTTTTTGAATACACACACTGCTTGGTACAGACCATCACAACCAGATAAAACATTTAACTGGGAACAGAAGATTGAGATTAGTCAGGGTGGTAGGAAGAAAGATGTAGGATTAAAGTCAGTAATGCTTGGAGTTACCTTAGAGAAGGATCCTACAAATGGTGTTGGGGGTCCTTGTTCTTTTTTCTTCCATGAGGAAGCAGGGATTGCACCAAGAATGAATGAGACTCTAGAGTACTTGTTACCAGCTTTGAAATCTGGTATGATCTATACAGGTATGTTTGCTGTTGCAGGATCAGTGGGTGACTTGGATCAGTGTGAACCACTGAGAGATATTATTTATAATCCTGACTCTAAGGATGTATTAGCAGTGGAAACCAACTTGATGGATGATCAAAATCAGACAGGAAAGTGTGGTTTATTCATACCAGAACAGTGGTCTATGCAACCTTGCATTGATGAGTATGGTAACTCATTAGTAGAGAAGGCATTAGAGATGATTATGGAGGAGAGAAAGGTGTGGAAGAAAACTCTAAAAGCTAATGATTATCAGTTGAGGATATCACAGAAACCAACTAATATTCAAGAAGCATTTGCTACAAGAAGTGCATCTGTTTGGCCATTGCATTTAATAACTCAACAGATTAGGAGAATAGAAGATAAAGAATATTATTGTGAAGCTGTAGAGTTAGAATATGATACACAAGGTAATATAGAAGCTAAACCAACTAAGAGATTACCTATCACAGAATTTCCTATTTCTCCTAGAACAGAAAACAAAGAAGGTGCAATATTGATGTGGGAGAAGCCCATGAAAGATGCACCCTTTGGTACATATTATGCATCAGTCGATCCTGTGGGTGAAGGTAAGACAACTACTTCTGATTCATTATGTAGTATATTTGTATATAAGAGTCCTGTGCAGATAACTAAAAAGAAACTAGATGGTAGTATAGATAATGCTATTGAGGGTGATAAGATAGTTGCATCATGGTGTGGTAGATATGATGATCTTAATAAAACACATGAAACTCTAGAGAAGATAATTACATATTATGGTGCATGGACTATAGTAGAAAATAATATATCTTTATTTATTCAACATATGATATTTAAAAAGAAACAAAGATATTTAGTGCCTAAATCACAAATATTGTTCTTAAAAGATTTAGGTTCTAATAACAATGTGTTTCAAGAATATGGTTGGAAGAATACAGGTACATTATTTAAGACACATATGATATCATATGGAGTGCAGTTCTTAACAGAAGAGATAGATCATGAGACTAAAGAAGATGGAGAGATAGTTAAGACTACATATGGTGTTGAAAGAATTCCTGATCCTGTACTTCTAAAAGAAATGCAGCAGTATAGAGAAG